TTACTGCCAACATGGACATACACCACAAAAGCAGTGGTCCTATATATGACCATCAAGAAAGGATGCACTACACCCCCCATACTTGGACCGCAATCATTAGCAACGGAGTGAACCTATGAGCAACATCAAACTAGACAACCTGTCGATGATCCAGCATGACGGCGGGATCGAATTATGGGATGGCATAGAAATCCAGAGATGCTACAACGTGGCATCACTGATCCATGCCCTGACCTTCTATCAAAAGCATGGCGAATTGGAAACCACCGCCCTGATGGAAGAACACATGTATGGCGATCACGAAGAATAGGAGAAGAAAAATGCGTACAGAAAAATTTACCATGGAAGAATTCAAAGCCCTGCCCCGCAACAAGGACGGTGACATCGATCCGTATGTGCTGTCCGATGATTTCATGTGGTTTACTGAAAAGCAAATCGACATGCTGTCGGATGACGACTGGCAAAGGGTTGACGAATACCAAGAAGAAGGATATATCATGGTCCAAGACTTTATGACATACGAGTATGAACTACTAAAGGAGATCGACTAATGACTGAAATCAACATCGTGATAGATGGCGAAGCCGCCACAAAAATACACAAGTATGCTTTCCTGACCAGCATCGTTTCAGACTATTTGCAACATGGTTCAATTAAAAACCATAAGGAATCTTTTATAGCTATGAACGCCGCAAAGGAAGCAATGGACATTGCCAAGGATCTCTGTATAGATCTGGACGCACCCAAATGGCTATCTGGAATGGACGACATGTACTACGAAATTATAGCTACCAAGTAGGAGAAAAAGAAATGGATGACCATATCAAATTCTTGATCGAAGAACTGGATCCCGATGGGCAGGTGGTGAGCGTGACTGAGCACACTGCCTACCCCATCCCACACACGACTGACCGCAGGGAATTCTTTCAATTCCTGCACAACATGGAGAGCCAAGCAAAGGAGAAAAACGATGGCTAAGAAAATTAAATGGAAGAATATTCGGTTCAAGGAAAAAGGCTGGAAGACTTTACGCAATGTGAATCGGAAGGCTAAATATGATATTGTGTGGCAGACACTACTTGACACTGCCCACAATGAAACTAAATCTAAGACTGCTAACTAGGAAAAAGGAGAATACGAAATGTTTATGACCAAAATTATCCCTGCTAAGTCCAACCGTAACTATGTACCAACCAATGTTGCCACAACAGCAACGAACAATATCCAGATCCGGCGTACTACCAGCCAGTATGGTCCACTTGGTACATGGCACAGCAACAAGGGCTACATGAAGGTAGGTCGTGACGCCGAAACAGGTAGATTTGTAACAGCAACTGGAGTATAATCGAAGCTATGCAAAACGTAATCGTATTCAACGTGAAGAAGAAATCTGAAATCAACCCTGTCAAGGAGTGGTACTTCAAACAGTACCCGCCCCTTGGCTATGAAACTAGACTGGAACGTGTAGCTGAACAGGAAGACGGATCGTATGACCTGACCTTCACTCGCTACACATCCTGCGATTAGGAAGGAAGGACAATGGCTAGAAATCCATTAGCAAAATCACGGAAGGTTGGCGATCCATTCGCCACCTTCTACGTCACAAACAATCAGACTGGTGTGTGGTTTGAATGGCAGGTATTGAAGACGTACCAGTTGCCTAAGAACGAAGAGCAAAACCCATACGCACGTTGGTTGTGTGCAGTCAAGTCACCATACACACATGGATCATATGAGATGGGTGATGTGTACATCGATGAAATCTTACGAACAGGTGCCGCTATGATTCAAAGCACACCAGAATGGAGAGAAGCTTATGAAAAAAAGCAAAAAGTATGAAGTAATAGGCTTCAGCATCTATCAGAATACATATCTGGTGGATGCTGAAGATGAGATGGACGCAGTGGAAAAGGCAATGGAACTGACTAACCCAACCGAATCAGATCTGTGTGAAGAAACTTTTGAATTAGTAAAGGAGATTGGATATGCACACTAAGAGCATGTCTACTAGCGTGACAAGTGAACCACCGCAGATGAGCGATTACCTGCTACCTAAACCTATGGAAGCAACTTGGTCTAGTGCCAAGCTTTACAGGGTCAGGTTGATGGACAATCGCTGGCCTGTGTGTGGAACACGTCTGGTTTGGGCTGTCGTTGGATACAAGTGGGTGCGTGTCTGCACCCCTATCCAGAATGATAAGTTCAGGATGCGCCGTGCCGATTGGGATAACCTATCTATATGTGAACTGATAAGGGAGTAATGACAATGACTGATAATTATGACAGTGGTTTTGACTTAGTACTATCAGACTATGAACGTGGGTATCTGACTGCCTACTATGACACCGTTGTGTTTGATAGTATGGCAGACTGCTGTGACGAAGATTGGTTTGGTGTGCAGATAGGTGATAGGATGTTTGATCTTAACGCATGGGCAGACGAAGATACAGGAAAGTTTGTCTGCGTAGTTTACGAATGTGATTGGAATGCTACGGAGAACAACTGGAAGAGCAACTGCCGCCATAGTTGGATACTGACAGAGGAGAATGAAGATGAATGAAATAGTACAAAGACGTAGAGCGACTGGAAGGCATCTCATCTGCCTGATGGATGAGATTATTTATCTGAATACATTGCTGCAACCACACGATACTGGACACATACACACTGCGATCAATGTGTTGCGTGACAGTGTTGAGAAAATTGTAAAGGAGTTAGAAGGTAATGATAAGTAAACCAAAGAAGGGTGATATGCGTTCTGATGGACGTAAGTATGACGGCTATGTGTGGAGAGAGATCGGTATCAATCACCACGCAAATGAGAAAGGGCATGTGTTCTACAAAAATGAATACAGAACTGTAGAAAGTTATCTGAAGCAGGGCGGTAAGATGGAACGCATTGTGCCATACATCAAATCAAAACTCATGCAGATCCACATGGCGACTGAGCAGATGTACAATGAGATTGAATCTGGAGAAGTCTATGCCAACATCAATCCAGCCTTCTTTGGATGGGTAAAAATTGGCAAGGCTATTGATGCAGACAACCGATGTAAGGACTATCAAACCTACACACCATTCAGGAACTGCTATGTCCTGTGCAAGCTTCCGGCAGATGACAGACAAAAGACTGAGAACTACATGCTCAATCTTTTTGAGGAACATGCTGAAGAACGGAAGAACGAATGGTTCAAGATAGACATTGAAACAACACTGAAACTTTTTGATCAGGAAAGGGGAAAGCACAATGGCTAAGAAGAAACTTGAAGACATTTTGATTCCGAAAAAGGAAAACACAACGTCTAAAACATGGACAGCATGGGTCACTGTGTACCACAAGTTTGAAGTGGAAGCAGACAGCTACCAAGAAGCAAGGGAACGAGCAACGGAAGAGATATGGGATGACCATATCAATATGGTTGACATCAGACTAGAGGAAGACATGAATGATGGTTCTTGAATCAGCTTTAGTATGCTTGGCTATGAACATCTATCACGAAGCACGTGACCAGCCCTTCATTGGGCAGGTTGCGGTTGCCCAAGTGGTGATGAACAGGGTCAAGGATGATAGGTTCCCTGACAATGTGTGTGACGTTGTGATGCAAGGTCCAACATATTCATGGACAGAAGATTTTCCTGTGCGTAATCGTTGCCAGTTTAGCTGGTACTGTGATGGGAAATCAGACGAACCAAAAGACTACACAGCGTGGGAAAAAGCTAGACTTATTGCTCATGGTGTGTATAATGGTAACTTGGATGACTTTGTGGAAGGATCGACACACTACCACGCAGTCTATGTTCTGCCTGAGTGGGCAGAAACAAAAGTTCCTGTAGTACAGATACAGGACCATGTGTTCTATAGATGGGAATGAAAGGAGTAAACATGTACCAGTATATAGACCCATATTCAGATCACTCTGAAATTCACACAGCCGACAGGGAATACATTGAGTTTGTATCGTGTTCCCCTGTGGAAGAATTATCCATAGAAGAGATCAATGAGTTCTTGGAATTCGTTGGTAAGTTGGAGTGTGAATCAGATGAATCAGTATAAGGTATTGATAGAACACGAAAGAAAGGTTCGTGTATATGAAACTGTATTAGCACACAACGAAGCTGATGCAGAATACAAAGCCATCAAGCAAGCATGGCAATCTAAAGACGCCGCATTTGCCAACACGCCCCACGAAGAAGGCATGAAGGTAAAGGGTATTGTTCTAAACGAAGATCAAGGAAAGGAGTAATCATGCAGAATCTTTGGGAAAAGGAACGTAAGGGTTTGTTTCGGGAGTTGTACCACCAGTACATCGATGAAGGGTATGACCAAAAGGAAGCAAAGCGTCTAGCTAAACAGGAAGCAGAAGAACTGATGTCGGATACAGAACAGTTTGCTTTTGGTGTTGTGGAAAAGGAAGGTCTTGATGACTACTAGACTGATAACAGAATTCTATGGAGAAAATAGAGAAGCTGTGATATCTTTTCTAAACAAACAGAATGAACAAGGACATCTGTATGAAGTTATTCTTGCTGAAGATGGTAAGATCATAGGCAAGCACACCTTTGACAGATACAGCATAGCTTCTACACTTGGAAGAAATTGGGCTACGAAAGGAGAACTTACAAATGGAATTAAATGAGTATCAACAATTGGCAATGAAGACTGCCATCTTCCCAAAGAATGAAAGCTTCTCATACACAGCACTTGGTCTGGCTGGCGAAGCCGGAGAGATAGCCAACAAGGTAAAGAAATTTATCCGTGATGGTTACGATGTCGAAGAGTTTGAAGCAAAGAAGGACGAAGTGTCAGACGAACTTGGTGATGTGTTGTGGTATGTCGCCGCCGTTGCTGAAGTGATGGGTACGAATTTGGAATCCGTTGCCAAGAACAATCTCTGGAAGCTGGCTGAACGTCAGCGCAATGGAACCCTGCGTGGAAGTGGAGATAACAGATGATAAGTTTTACTAAAGACAACCTTCCAAAGCTAAGAAAATTATATGATAAACACTACAAGCTTGGATTGGAATACGATAATGACTGGAACGTGGGTTCTGATTACAGAGAAGCACAAAGACTAGAAAAGGTAATCCGTTTTTTGGAACTCGAATATGACTTGAAGATTGAGCACGGTGGTTCTGGCCTTATACTAATAAACAAAAAGTTTATAGTATCTTTGGCTAGTAATAAATGGAAAGTCAAAGGTAAAAATGTTTGGTATCGGCATAAGAATAACCTAAAAGACTTCGTTAAAAAGTACATTCTTGATAAGGAGAAAAAGAATGATCAATATGATCTACGAGAAACACAATAAAGACAGTGTGTTAGTGGATCAGGTTAGCAGTAAGGTTGAAGCAGTGGAATGGTTGCAAGATCGTTCCCTGCTTGCCAACGCAATCGGATTTACTACCAAGCTGACTGATCGTCTTCTATACGTCCTTGACGATAGTGAAGTGGTTGGTGTATACTACTACAGAAATTGAAAGGAAAGGAAGCAAGCATGATGACAGATCAAAGTTCAAAAGTGGTGAGCCGTGGCGAATGCACAGCGTGTGGTTCGTCCGATGCAAATGTTCTGTACGAAGATAACAGCAAGTATTGTTTCTCATGTCAGACATATACGAAAGGAGATAAGATGGAAGCACAACAACAGGCACCGATTCAGGGCGTGTACAAGCAACACTTTACTGATGGTGCAACCACTGCGATCCCTGATCGTGGCATCAAAGAAGAAACATGTAAGTTCTATGGTGTAAAAACTATATGGTCTTCTAATAATGATATTATAAAACATATCTATCCTTATCACGATAAAGAAACACATCACGTTGCTAACAAGATCCGTGAAGTAAAGAACAAAGGTTTCTTTGTCGAAGGACGTTTGCCTGACGCCACATTGTTTGGTGCTAACAGGTTCAAGTCTGGTGGTAAGTACATCACTGTCTGTGAAGGCGAGATCGATGCTATGTCTGCCTTTGAAATGCTTGGTTCCAAATGGCCTGTCGTGTCCATCAAGAGTGGAGCACAGTCAGCACTGAAAGACATCAAAGCTAACTACGAATATCTAAATGGCTTTGACAATATTGTGCTGTGCTTTGACAGTGACGAACACGGTAAGAAAGCTGCTAGTCAGGTTGCTCAAGTCTTTGAACCAAACAAGTGTTTGATCATGGACATGGAGATGAAGGACGCAAACGAATACATCAAACAGAATAAGCGTGAACAATTCTCACGGTCATGGTGGAATGCCAAGCCATTCACTCCGGCAGGTATTATCCGACTGTGTGATCACATCGATGAACTGTTTGAAGAAGACGAACAGGACACTGTGCTCTATCCTTATGCTGGATTGAATGACAAGCTGTATGGAATGCGTACAGGTGAACTGGTAACTATCACGGCTGGTACAGGTGCAGGTAAGACCAGCATGATGTACGAACTGGAATACCATATCCTGAAGAACATCGATTCCAACATCGGTATCATTCACCTTGAAGAGAACAAAAAGCAGACGATGTTCCATCTGATGTCCATCCCTGCTAACAAACGTCTGTTCATCAAGGAAGTACGGAAGGACATGACCAGACAGGACATGGAACCTTTCATTCAGGACACAGTACAGAACCCCAAGCTGATTGCCTTCAATCACTTTGGCTCTATCACTACTGACGAGATACTTGCCAAGGTCAGGTACATGGTCAAGGCAATGGACTGTAAGTTTGTTGTCATTGATCACCTGTCCATTCTTGTGTCTGGTCTGGATGATGGTGACGAGCGTAGGAACATTGACATGCTGATGACAAAGCTTCGTAGCTTGGTTGAAGAAACACAGTGTGGACTGTTGCTTGTATCCCACCTTCGCCGGATGTCAGGTGACAAAGGACAGGAGCAGGGTGGTGCTATCAGTCTGTCACAGCTTCGTGGATCACACAGCATTGCACAGCTTTCAGACGCCGTGATAGCCCTTGAAAGGAACCAACAGGCAGATGACCCTATCGAAGCCAATACAACCACTGTGCGGGTCTTGAAGAACCGTTATGCTGGTGATACTGGTATCGCTTGTTACTTGCTTTATGACAAGGACACAGGTAGACTTGCTGAGATTGAGAATCCTTTTGAAGCAGACAATGGATCAACAGAAGACATAGGAGATTTTCTATAATGTTACAGCCAATACAAGGTGCCGTGAATATTAAGTTCTCACGGCAGAGATATGAGATGGCTGACAGTCCTGCAAAGACTGCCATCATTCGATATCTCAAACGGAATGGACATACTATCTTAGATGCCACAGAAAATTTTTCAGTTGACATCAAGAGTGAAAAAGCAGATAATACCTACTTCAGTGAAGTTGAAGTGAAGTATGCTTGGAAAGGTGATTGGAATCCTAACTGGAAGGAGATTCGTATTCCATATCGCAAGCACAAGCTGATCAACAAGGTAAGAAGCTTGGATATTCCAAAACCATTCTTCAACTTCTACATACTGCGTGGTGATTTGAAAGCTGCATGGCGTATCAAGGACTACGTTGTTGAACAAGCTGAAGTAAAGGAAGCAAAGGGAAGAAACATCGTAAAGGGTGAACACTTCTTCCACATACCATATGAGAAAGCGGAGTTGATAACACTATGAAACGAGTTGCGGTAGATATAGAAACAGATGACCTGAATGCTTCGGTGATCCACTGTATCGCCGCACAGGACATCGACACCAAACAAGAGTTTGTGTTTCACGGAGAAGACATAAAAAACTTTCCGTCATGGTCAGAAAATTACGATATCTTCGTGATGCACAACGGTGTGTCTTTCGATGCACCAACACTGAACCGTCTTACAGGAAGCAAGATCAAGGTAAAGCAGGTCAGGGATACTCTCATCCTGTCACAGCTTCTTGATCCTGCCATTGAAGGTGGTCACTCACTAGATGCTTGGGGAACTAGACTTGGGTTCCCTAAGACTGATTACAACGACTTCACACATTTCAATGAAGAGATGTTGAAGTATTGTATCAACGATGTAAGACTTACTGTTAAACTGTACGAACACATGTTACCTATGATAAAGAAATACTCTAGCAAGTGTATTGAACTTGAACATTCAGTCCGTGCTATTGTAGACAGACAAGAACAGAATGGTTTTACATTGAACGTAAAGGAAGCTTCGTGTCTTGTGGCACGGCTTTCAGAA